AGTTGTCAATCGTTCTTTATGGAATTTGTTTCCTTAATGTCTTTTAATGGTCATATGCTATACCCAAAGATAAAAAAAACGAAAGAAATAAATTTATCTTTACCTTGCACTTCATATAAAAGTGATTCGGAAGCAGCACTTTCTAGATCAGGTGAATGCTTAAGAATGGGGTGTTCTATTTCCTTCTGTGTTTTCTTTCAAAGACTACATAACTATTGTTTAGCTGAAGCTTATTCTCTTTTACCAGGGATGGAAAATTATATTGTAAGAGATATTTGGAATGAGCCAATAGAGATGTTTGGGTTGCCAGAACAATTTCCTTTGTTTTCTTTGTATTGCAAGGGAAACATAAACAATTATCGATTATATACTTATGGAACAGCTGAAAACAAGAAACAAATTCAAGGTCTTTTTACCCTAGCAAATAAAAATAAAAACTTAGAAAAAATTTCCCAGAACTACGACAACTATGACAATATGCTATATTCCCCCTATTTTCTTTATGATTCTCAAAATACAATTATAAAAACTTTTAAGAAAAATTTTGGATTAGATTATGAGTTCGTTAGGAATTTTTGGGAAGAAAACCCTGAATATAGATTTATGAAACCTATTTGCCCAGGAAAACTTGCTAGTTGGTTAAAAGTGAAGTTTTATGATCGTGCATTTATTGAAGCATACACAAAAGTTTCCAGAACTAGAATGACAATGAGAATATCTAGGTTTGTTAAAACTAAATGTACAAAGTTTGTAATTGATGAGAATTTTTATGTCAAGGAAACAGATGAAATTAAAATGAATGAACAGGAGGATATACTTGTTTATACTATCAAGGAATTGCATAATCTAATAAAGGAAAGTTTTAATGAATCACAAATTGCTATTCCAAACCCAACAAAAGTTTTACTAAGAGCAGATGCAACCTCAACAACCATATATGATTTTTTTAATCATCTGACTATCCAGGAAAATCTAGACATTATGAACCCAAACAGGAACATTGGTTGTTTAACACCACACAAACCAAATTGGATTCATTTAGTGAACAATCCAAGCATACTCTTACAAAAGATTTTAAACCCTGTTAATTTTGACCTTGACAATAGAAGAGTTAAGAGTGAGATTTCCCTCTCCAAAGATTTAGAACAAATTAACAAGTTTTTTGAAATTAAACCAAAGATGTCCCCAATGGAAGTTCAGAATCTTTACAATGATTTAAGCATTTGTTCAACGAAAAGAATTCTTTACATGGGTTTTGATAGGAAAAACGAAACAATGAATGAGAGTTTGACAGACCAGTTGATGTTAAATTTAACAAAAAACAGGGTTTTTAATGTTTATTCAGGGTCGTTGTCATTAATTACCAACCCTTTTAATGAGAAAACATATTATGTTTCTGGTCAAGTTTTTGCAGAGGATACTTATCAGCATTGTTTGGAATTATTAACTTTAATTTATGTAACTCTCAGAAGAAGATATGATTACAATGTAAAACAAATTAGAGACCTATTAGATACCTTAAAATTCAAGACAAAAGGAACAACTGAAGGAACCTATATCTACTCAAGTTGGAGAGAAATTTTAAATTTGTTTCATCCCAATTTTTTTGAAAGCGTTCCTACCTACCTAGAACTTAGAAAACAGGCAGCTTTCTTAAGGCACGTTCTGTTAAATTACACGGACACAACAATAGATTTAGTAAATTCCATTTATTCGTATTCCTACCATTATGATCAAAGAGCACTGTTCAATAATAATCAATACCAAGGAAAAACATGTTGCACATTTATGTATTTAGGAAAGACATTTAGATTTACTCAGATTGACAATGAGATCCCAAACATGTACACAAATATCAAGGACAAGACAATTAATAAATGTGCATGGTGGGTTTGTTTAAGATTGGCAAGCATTATCTCAAACAATGAATTCAAATATAAATTGTATACTTATGACTGGAAAAATTATTTAAAACCTATACAGGAAAAT